AACTTTAATAGTTCTATCATTCAATATTCTTGCATAATAATCTGAATTGGATATTAAAGTTTGATCCGTATCAGTATTTAATCCACCAAATGATCCAATACCAATTTCAGGGCTTCCATTACTATCATATATTATTTTTTGTCCAGTAATTAAATTATGTTTAGATAGGAATGTTATTCTCTCAGTATCAAAGTCTAATCCACCTCCTTTAGATATTCTTCTAGCATCAAAGTCAATTTCTCTTCTATTTTTAATAATTATTGGTTTTAAAATAACTCCAGACCCATTTCCACCACTTAAATTTATAGAAACAATCTTGTCAATATTAAAATCTTGCGAATCAACGTATATTCTCTCAACAGATCCTTGAACAACTGGTTGAACTAATGCATTACCAGATACTTGAATTTGTGGGGGATTAATAACGTCATAATTAGATCCACCATTCAATACACTAACTTTTTCTAATGGACCATAATAAATTTTATCATTAGATTTATAATTAAAAATTTCAACTCCATTAATGAGCATTCCAACTGATCCTGGAATAGTTTCATCACCAATAATTTCATCATTTTGTGGATTTAAATTAAATTTTCTCAGTAATGTTTGGGGTGAAATTATTTTATCTTTTTGGGAACTTAAGATAAATTTGTGGGTTCCACTTGGGAGATTTCCTGGGAATTGTCCAAATTTTACATTATTATCTGTACCAATAAAATTTCTTGATGTATATAATTTAATTGTTGTTTGTGAAAGAACTTCAACATAATATGTACGTGCAGTTAGTCCTTCTATTGGAAGATTTGAAAAATTATAATCTATTTCATCTCCCATTAAAAATGATATTGGGGTATTAAATTGTAAAATAGAATAACTCTTAGTATCTCCATCATAATCTGATATGCCACTTACCACATATTCAAATATATTCGATTCAATTTCATAAGATGGTAATGAATTTGAAGCCACATACAAATATTCATTCTTATCGGAATAAACATTTTGAATATCTGCAAAAATATTTTCATTTAAACTAGTATCAGTTCCAATTCCAATTGGTATAATTGCACTAGTTGCCTTTTTAATTTTTCTTCTAATATCATATTTTTTAAGAGGATTCAATATTGAGATATCGGATCCTACTGTTACTGTATTATTTGAAATTGCCGAAATTATTGTGTTAGTTAATTCTGGTACTAAAATTTCAGTATTTCTTTCTAAAAATTCGATATAATCACCAACTTTTAATCCAGATTTGTAAATATCCGATTGTGTAACTAAAGAAGATCCACTATAAGATTTTATTTGATATCTCGAACTGGTATTATAAATCCAACTATTAGCATTAATTTGTTTATATGTCTTGTTAGTTGTCGGACTTTCAATTATTTCTCCAACATTTTTTACAGTTACTAAATTTCCCTCCAAAAGACCACTATCTGGAGAATCTATAATCAGATTTGATAGAACACCAGTTGTTCTAAAACTTACTTTTTTTGTGATATCTCCATTTTCATACCCATAATAAGTGTAATCAGATATAATTGGAGTGGTCTTAGGTATTTCTATTGAAATTGAATTAGAACCATCACTATAACATCCAAAAAATTGATTAATAGATTTGCTTGTATATCTTATTGTATGATTGTTTGCATAAAGTTTGCCATCAGGAAAAAATCCTAAGGTAGAATCAACTGTAATTACTGAAGATCCTGGTACAATGTCATCAATACATCTAGTTGTAGGTGTAATTTTAAAATCTGACAAAGAAGACGAATCTACATCATCATATCCAAGAAAGAGTAATAATTTATAATAAGTCTTTCCATTTCTAGTAATTATCTCTACTTCAGAAACAGATGCTGAAATTTTTTCATCACTTTCCGAGTATATAGTTTGTCCAACTAATAATGCTGGGTCTCCTGAAATCCTCTCTGCAATTATTACCTGTCTACGAATATAATCAGCATTGGAAGATTTGATTAGAAATCTTTCCATATCAATGATTTCAGGATCTTCTCCATACAATACATTAAATAGAATTCTGAAAGATTCTGTGGTTCCCTTTGATTGATAAAATGTTCTTGCTTCTTTTATAAAATTTCCAACATTCAAATCTGAAACAAATTCTAGATCTTCCAATCCTGGAGTTAAACTATACTTTATTTTTTTATAAAATTCTTGTAAAAATAGTACGCTAAGATTTTCTACCACACTATCATTAGTATGAGATGATGATGTAGAAGTGGAAAATACTAACTCTTCATACTCTAGATCTTTATGATAATCAGTAACTCCACTAAATCCACGAATACATCCAATAAAAGTTGTTTCATTTTTATTAGTATATGTAATAACTTCATCATCAATCTTTAAAAGTCCATATCTATCAGGAAACCCTTTAGTAGATTCGACAGAAATTTCTACATCTGTTGCAGAAATTGAAGAGGATAGGACTGTCGATCCCTTGATAACTTCTGGAATCAGATTATCTAATTTAAGATATTGATCTAAATTGTCTACAATATCGACTGGACCGCCTTGATATTCTTGAGAAATATAGTACTGTTTTAAAAAGTCCACAGTTTTGGGACTTTCATCCAAAATAAATTCTGGAAGTTGGTTTTGAATTATTTGCTGTATTTTAACTCTACTTTCAAATCCCGTAGTTATCATACTATTTCCTCGTTAAATCCCCATTTGAATAACTTGATCTATATGAATCCTTCGTAAATACAACTCCGGAAATGTCTTCACCAGATGCAATAACATCCTTTACCATATTTATTTGACTTTGTGAAATGTCAAATACAAGATACAAATCTTTTAATCCAACTACATCATTGGATTCTGGGTATGCTTGAATTTGTATAATATTATTTGGAAGTAAAGTCGAATTTATATTAATGGTGGTAATCATAATTTCACCAGTTTCATAGTTAATTGTTCCTGCCGATTTAATAACAGTTACGGATGAATTTTCTTGAGGAGGAGATGAGTTGGTTGATCTTATGATAGATAAAACTCCAGTTTTATTATCCGAATTTGGTATATCGGTAAAATATACAGTGTTCGGATCGTCATTAATAGTAAATCCAGTAGATTTAATATTATAACCTCCAGGTTTTATGTGAAATTTATTACCAAAGCAAAGTTCATATTGTGTAGATTGATCTAATAGTACCTTCAAATCCCTTCTAATTCTAACTTTTGTGATATTTGAAGTGATTGAAATATCAGTATTATCAATTACTTGAAGTATTTTACTATATTTAAATCTTCCACCAAATTTATTGAGATCAATGGAATTTGCATATGTCGTCAATAAAGATTCAATCTTTGATTTCAATTGCTCTATATTTGAAATCTTAGAATAATCATAATAAACTGAAGAGTCAATTTCCACATAAAGAATTTTAAGGTCAACAATTTTCTGGTTAATACCAGAAATACTATATTGCTTTAATTTTCTAAGAATTTGTTGTTTATCAAAATCAGAGACAAAAGTTCCATTTTTTGGTTTTATACTAATTGTTACTGATCCATATTCTGGTGGATCTAGTTCTTCTCCACCAACAACCGAAATTGATTCTGCATTTGGATAAATTACATTTTGAATTATAGCTTCATAATCTTTTGCAGTAACTGCTCTATATTGTGAAGAATATAATCTGGGTGCAAAGTACTTAATGGAATCTACAGTTTCAATTTCTGATCCATTTCTAGATGATACATTAGTTGTAATATTGATTGTATTTGTTGGAATTATTGTAACATTACTTGCATTTCTGAATGTTCCGGCAAATACAAATTCCGACGCTCCATTACCACTTGAACCATCTGTAACAATATAATTAGCTGTTATAATAGTTCCGTCTATTAATTTTTTACCAAATCTCCCATCACCAAAAATAAGTTCATATTTCTCATCTTTAACTTCTTGAATTAAATATATTTCAGATAATGAATTGATATCTACAATATTATCTACTAATGAATATTTTCTTGTAGTTCCAGAACTTCCTGGTCCTCTGACGGTTACAACAATTGAACTCGTATCAATATATGGATTATCAAGAATAAACTTTTGGTCTAATGATCCATTAACGGTGAATTCTTTGGTTAAAAATGTTCCTTGATAAATTGGTAACTTAGTAAATGTTGCCGTACCATTTACCACATTTTTTGAAACATTTTCTGAAATTGAGAATATATACGAACTCGAATCTACTGTACCAACGCACACTAAACCAGCCTGTAGGGATATCGTTGGAGTTTCCGAACTAGTTTGTACAGTAAACGATACACGTGCCTCTGAGGACTTTCTAGACCTAGGTACATAACCAATATTTCTAGCGAGAGAAACTACATTCTCTCTAACCGTTGCAGAATCCAAAAAGGATTCATTTACAACCATATTGGAGTTGAATGCAGTAATATAAGTATTATATGCTAGAGTATCAATTAAAATAGAAAAATTAGACCCCTCAAAGTCAAAATCCGTGAAATCGGAATTTGCACGGATATAATCCTTGATAGAGGTCTTTATCTGATCAAAATCTAGATTTGTAAACTTAGTAAAAGGCATTTTATCTTGTTGCCTCTAATATGAATGTATATTGTTGTGTTGGAATTTCTTGACCAATAATATTAAAGGTAACGGTTACTTCAAATTCATTTTTATCTGGATTTGGCAAAACATCGACGATAACATCATTAACTCTTGGTTCAAAATTACTAATTGTTGTTTTAATTTGCCTTTCAATTATAGATGCCGAAGCATAATCTACAAAATCAAACAAACTTGAGCGAACATCAGAACCAATATTAGGATCAAAAAATCTTTCTGATGGAATTGTTTCAACCAAATTTCGAATTGATCTTATAATTGCATTTTGATTTTTCAATATTGGCAAATCCTTTGTCACAGGATGTGGTTCAAAGGATAAACTAATATCTTTAAAGAATCTAGATATCCTTACAATTGCCATCAGGGTATAGAAATTTCTTCAGTTATTTATCACTATTACCATGGTGAACCATAAGACGGTTCTGTTCCATATTCCCAATCATCATAATCATTTTGATTACGAATTTGTTTGTGTAGTTCAGATTGCTCCTTCAGTTCCTTTAGATATTGCTTTCTTGCTGGAATATCATCGTGCATAATCTCTTGAATTGTTCTTGGCTGCTCCTGAACATCATAATCAGTGATCAACTTTGTGGTTCCCCACATTTGATGCATGTAATTTGAATCTCTATCGACGGGTAAATTTGACATTTTAGCTCCTGTTTTAATGAATAAAACAGAACTTTTATGAAGGAGGTTGCTATCTCCTATTACCTATTTAACGATCTATTTCTCTGATATTATAATTATCGGAATTCAAATATTTTAACAATTCTAAAGCAATTAATTTTGGGTTTCCTTCACCACAAGTATAAACATCAATTGCTAAAC